CTGCCTCGGGTGTGGATGTGACTGGGACAGTCACAATGGACGGCGGTTCTACATCTGCCGACTTTACCTTCGGCGACAACGACAAAGCCATATTCGGCGCAGGGTCTGACCTACAGATTTACCATGATGGGGTTCATAGTCGTATTGTTGACGCTGGAACAGGGAACTTAAACCTTCAAGGCGATAACTTACGATTAAAAACGTCTGATGCCACTGGTACATACTTAGAGGCCAATAATGGCGGCGCAGTTACTATTACATATAACAACAGCCCCAAACTCGCCACCACCAGCACAGGTGTAGACATCACTGGGACTTTGACCAGCGATGGGCTGACTGTGGAAAATAATTCGGGGGCAACGCTCAATGTAAATACTGCCTTAACTGGCGCAGATAGTAAAATACTACTGCATGAAGGTAGTACAGCAAGCCCTGCTAATGGTGCATCCATACGTTACGCTGGTGCAGCTAATGAGTTCAGCATTGGTGTGGGTTCTTCTGTTGACACAAAACGTATAAGCATTGCTCGTGACACAGGCGACATCAGCTTCTACGAGGACACAGGCACCACTGCAAAGTTCTTCTGGGATGCGAGTGCTGAGAGCTTGGGGATTGGGACGACTTCGCCTAGCGACAAACTGCATGTGCAATCTAGCGGCGATACAAAGTTAAAAGTAGAAACTACTGGGACAACCGCTGCATCTGGACACTCTGGTCTGTCCTTAAACACAGGCAATGGCGGTTATCTTCTGCAAAATCTTACTACAGCAGATAGCACACATGGCGTTCTTCGCATTTATGACACTGCAAACTCAGCAGAACGCATGCGCATCTCATCGTCAGGATCGGTAGGCATTGGCACAAGTTCGCCTGACCTTGTTGGCTCAACAACAAGCCTTACCATTGACCACACTGGCGGGAATGGACAGCTATCCCTTATGGGTAATGGAACTGTCTATGGTCGTATCTTTGCAGACAATGCCACTGGCGATTTGAAGATGGGCAACCCTACGTCAAATGACGTAATGTTCTATACAGCTAACTTAGAACGTATGCGCCTCGATGCGAGCGGTAACTTGCTGGTGGGTAAGACGAGTACATCTTTTAGCACTGCGGGGACAGTCTTTGGTCAGTCAGGACAAATAGCAGCGGTTCGCAGTGGTAATGCTGTTGCTGACTTTAACAGACTTTCATCCGATGGCTCTATTGTAAACTTCTACAAAGACGGCTCCACGGTGGGGAGTATTGGGTCTGAAAGCGGCTCTGGCTTTGATGCAATGTATATTGCTAATGGAGATGCAGGGTTAATATTCCAAGGATATGCTAATGATGCAATTATACCGTTTGATGCGAGTGCTTTAGATAAGCGTGATGCAGCTATTGATCTTGGTTATGCATCAGGCCGCTTCAAAGACCTCTACCTGTCTGGCAGCGTGTATGCGGAGTTAATTCGTAACAAAGAAGATACAGATACCTATATTCAATGGCCCGGAAGCAACACTCTTGCTTTTAACACTGGTGGCTCAGAACGTATGCGCATCGACTCATCGGGCAACGTAGGCATTGGGACGAGTTCGCCTAGGGTAGCTTTAGATGTAGATGGTGAAGTAGCCATAGCCTACAATGCAAACTACGGTATGAGATTTTACAATCAGCCTAATAATAACTGGTCAAGCATCGGCAATAATCACACTAGCTCAGGCGCTAATTTGGTCTTCAAGGATGCTTCAGGAGAAGCCTTTAGGCTGGATGGAAGCGGCAACCTGCTTGTGGGGAAGACTACCACTGCATTTGGAACGCAAGGTGTAAGGCTGTCTACTGTTGGTAGTGTTTTAGCAACTTCTACCAACAACGCTCCCGCAGAACTAAACAGGCTCTCATCGGACGGCGACATTATTCAGTTCTACAAAGACGGCTCCACGGTGGGGAGTATTGGGACTACAGCAGGTACACATTTATTCGTAGGCTCAGGTGACACTGGATTGCTTTTTCAAGGTACTGCTGATGCCATTGAGCCTTGGAACCCATCAACAAATATTGCAAGAGATAATGCCATTGATTTGGGCTTGGCGTCCAACCGCTTCGACGACATCTACGCCACCAACGGTACAATCCAAACATCTGACCGCAACGAAAAGCAGGACATTGCAGAACTAACAAACGCAGAGCAACGTGTTGCTGTAGCTGCTAAAGGCTTGCTGCGTAAGTTCCGCTGGAAGGATGCTGTAGCTGAAAAGGGTGACGATGCCCGTATCCACTTTGGTATTATCGCACAGGACTTGCAGGATGCTTTCGCTGCTGAGGGCTTGGACGCTGGCCGCTACGCCATGTTCATCTCTAGCACTTGGACTGACGAAGAAACTGGCGAAGAACGTACTAGGCTTGGTGTTCGCTACCCTGAGCTTCTCGCATTTATTATTGCCGCAATCTAAAAGGATAAAATTATGGCCGTAACTTACACTTGGACTATCCCCACATGCGAACATGACATCGCAACAGGTGGGATTAACGTAATTCACTGGCGCTGCACTGGCGTTGACGGTGACAACTCTGCGTCATCTTATGGTACTGTTGGGCTAACCCCTGACGCATCCTCCCCTGACTTTGTAGCTTATGCTAATGTTACTGAAGCAATGGCTCAAGGCTGGGTGTGGGATAGTGTATCACAAGCTGACACTGAAGCTGCTATTGCTGACAAGATTAACGCAATGGCAAATCCAACCGAAGCCTCTGGAACACCTTGGGCAGCCTAACTTAACTTAACTTAACTCAAAGGAGATCACGATGGCCGAAGACAAAAAGGTAATCACGATCAACGATGTTGACTACACTGAAGACCAACTGACGGATCAGCAAAAGGTGATGATTAATCACATCAACTCTTTGCAGCAGAAGATTAACTCTGCCCAGTTTAACATGGATCAGTTGATGGTCGGCAAGGATGCGTTTGTGAATATGCTGACTGCATCTTTAGAAGCGCCAGCGGAAGACGGCGCTGAGTAGCTCTGCGAACATAACGCAATTGGCCAGCTATATGCTGGCCTTTTGCATATTTGGCACAATGTGTTATATTGGCCTCAATTCCGTTTGCGAGAGGCGATAATGGCTTTAATTGATCTAAACATTCCCGCTGGCGTTTATCGCAACGGGACTGACTTGCAGAGCATGGGCCGCTGGCGCGATGCTAGCCTTGTCCGTTGGAATGATGGCGTTATGCGTCCAGTTGGCGGGTGGCGCACGCGGAACAACAACGCAGCCAACGCAACTCTGCGCGGTATGACAACTTGGATCGACAACAGCAATGAACGTTGGATCACGTCTGGGACGTACAACAAATTGTACGTTTGGTCCTCCACTGGCTCGCGGTATGACATTACTCCCGTTGGTTTGACGGCAGGCCGAGAGGACGCAATTTCATTCACAGGTTATGGCGGCGCAGAGTTTGGCGCTTACGCATACGGCATTGCGCGGCCTGACACGGTTCGCATTCAGCCTGCAACAAGCTGGGACTTGGAGTCGTGGGGCGAATATCTGCTGGCTTGCAACGAAGACGACGGCAAGATTTACGAATGGCAGCTTGGCACAGGCACACCCGCAGCAGTCTTATCCAACGCGCCAGTAAGCAACCTCGGCATGGTTGTGACTGAAGAGCGCTTTTTGTTTGCGCTTGGCGCAGGCGGCAACCCGCGCTTAGTAAGCTGGTCAGACCGTGAAGATAATAATACATGGACGCCAGCCGCAACGAATGAGGCGGGTGACCTTGAGCTAAACACGTCAGGCGCATTGATGAAGGGCATGACTGTTGCAGGTCAAACTTTACTTCTGACCACGCGCGATGCTCACGTTGCCAACTACATTGGCCCGCCATACGTTTACGGCATTGAGCGCGTTGGTACGAGCTGTGGCTTGGCGGCAAAGCAGGCTGCGGTTGTGGTTGACCGTGGCGCGTTCTGGATGGGCGTTAATTCGTTTTACGCATACACAGGCGGCGCTGTGCAGGAGTTGCCGTGTGACGTAGCTGACTATGTGTTTAATGACATAAACAAAGGCCAGATCAGCAAGGCGTTTGGCATGTCAAACTCAATGTTTAGCGAGGTGACTTGGTTTTACCCAAGCGCAGCGTCAACGGAAAATGACCGCTACGTTTCATATAACTACGTTGAGAATACATGGACCATCGGCAATTTGGCACGCACTGCTGGCATTGACCGGGGCGCGTTCCGTCAGCCAATGATGGCTGATCCAGCGGATTACAAAATATATGAGCATGAGGTTGGCTTTAACTATGGCACACTGACGCCGTTTGCCGAAACTGGCCCGTTCCGCATTGGCGCTGGCGACCAAGTTATGAGCGTGACTGAAATGCTGCCGGATGAAAAGTCGCAAGGTGACGTAAGCGCTACGTTTAAAACACGCTTTTACCCCAATGGTACTGAGCGGTCATACGGTCCTTATTCTAT